CTCTCATCAAACCCAGCTTGTCTGCCTGCGTCTGCTTGTTCGTAGGTAACGGGAAGTTCTCTTCCTTCTTGCTTTCCAAAAGTTTCGTAATGATCTTTTCCAAACTCTTCAATAGTTCGAGTATCTCCTGCCTGACGAGCAGCAGTAAATTGATCCATTTGATCCTTGTTTTCTTTTATGTATGATGCGTAATCTGGTCTAGCAACTGTGTTTTGCACACCACGTTTGTCTCCAAGCAGGTCAACCATGCCATCACCTTGGCGTTGGGTGGGTAGTGTGGTTACTTCTGTTGTTCCTGCTTTTGAAGCATCTTGGATTATTTTACCATCTGTGTCTTTTGCGTAGATTGGTGCGCCTTCACCTCCTCCGATTCTAAAACTTGGACTTTTAGGTGTTCTAGTTAAATTACCAAGTTCTCCAGTAATTTCCATACCTGCACTTTCTGAAGTACCTGTGTAGTACCCACTATTTTCAACATTATTATTCAGTTGATTCTTGAAATCTTCTGAAACGCCTTCTAAAGTTTGTACTCTTTCATTAAGAGTTTTACTCATTTCTGAAATATCAAAAGATGTACCAGAAGGTGTTTCTTCTACAAATGTTAATAGTTCACCTTCAGGTGAATATAGTTCTAATCTTACGACATTACTTTCATCTTTATCAAAACCTTCTACAAGTTGACCTCCCTCATAGTGTCGCAATGATTGCTTAATCTCATATCCAGGTGCTTCCTCTCTTCCAATTTCTATTCTCCCTTGATCATCATAAGTTACCTCTTGCTGACCTCCACCTGTAGTGCCACCTAGCAAAGTCTGCCTAAGTATATCTGTGTCTGTCTGTGCAGTTTTCTTACGAATCGATTCTTCGAGTGGAAGCAAGGATTCAAGCGAACCTGTACTTGCAAAGTCACCTGTACCTGTAAGTAATTCTACTTGTGCTTTAAGTGCGTCTGCCATGCCTTCTCCATAACTCGGCTGCGCTGGATAATTTATGTCTGGCCCTCCTCCCATTGTTATTTCCTCCGATTAATTCTATTAAAGTCGTACCACTTAATAGGTTTTTGTTTTAATTGTCTCATCCACCCAACAAATGGAAGTGGGTATGGAATACTATTTATAAAGTCTGAAATTGCATTATCTCCTATAGCAGTTTTTACATACCAAGCATTAGGTGCAACTACCCCCCATTGTTTATTTGGATGAATGTCTGCATCTGTTCTTACTGCTTTACCAAGCAATAATGTTTGCGGTGTAATAAATACATATCCATAGGCTGCATACGCACTTAAATCCTTGAACATATCGCCCTTAGTTAAGTCGTAAAATTCCTTAGCTCGTTCTAATATATTCATGTACTAATTGTCGCTCCTAATGCGACCACTTTCCATGCAGATCCATCAGATACTGCGACTGTTGCTGCACCTGCATTTCCATCTGTTACGTAGATCATTTGTCCAGCTGGAGATGCGGATGGCACGCCTGCAACATCGTATGATTTTAACGTCATTATTGTGCCACTTATCGTGCCACCTGTCAGAGCAACTGCATTGCTCGCTTGGGTGGCAATTGTGCCTAGTCCTAAGTTTGTGCGTGCAGTACCAGCAGTTGATACATCTGAAAGATTATTGCTTGGTTGCAAAAATGCAGAGGTTGCTTGTGTGGCTGCTGTTCCTAACCCAAGTGCAGTTCTTGCTCCACTCGCACTTGTGCTTGCTGTGCCTCCATCTGCGATGGCAATGGGTGAGGATAGACCACTAATTGTGCCACCTGTGATGTTTACATTTCCTTCGTTAATTGTAACTGTTGGTTCACCTAGTTGGTTAAGTGACGCAGCCGTTACATCCACGCCTGTTGCGAAGGTAAATCCTCGTGTAACTGTTGCGGTGATTGCCATCTATGCAACCTCCCTTCTTGCTGCTGCCCCTACCCCAATTGCTTCTAGACTAACATGCCTAAAACTAGGTCTGCCTGCGGTAACATTAATCTCAACTTCTGCGCCATACCCACGGGTACGCCCCGTACCAAAGCGGAAGAGTGCTTCTTCTGTGCCATCTGCGGTATGGCTTAATACTGTGGTGCTAGAGTCTGGATCAAGCGTGTTGACCTTAATATTAAATGCATCTGCATTAACTGTGTTTGCACCCAACTGTCCACGCTTCCAACTTTTCACGCTAATATCTCCAAAGGTGAAGGATCGTGATACAAGCTTACCTGCAATTGCAGTTGTGCTAGACTCAGATGTACTGCCTATTTTGCGACCACTATCATCTATGGAGTTTTCTTCCATTAAGTACCAACCTGTTTTGTTGCCTGCAAATAATCTGCGTCTTGTTGGATTAGATCCATGCGAGCAGATTACCCAATCATCTACATGAAATGCCACACTGCCTGACATTGCTGGGTAAGAGTCAACACTTGTCCAGGTCGATGTAAGTAGGTTAAATACGAAAATCTTGTTTGCTACTGTGGAACTACCTGTGGGTACTGCAAGATAGTAAGCATTGTCGTACACGATTCCGCATGATTTATCTGCTGCTGCAAAGTTCACCTCATCAAACTGATCTTGTATGGGTCTGGTCATGGGTATGGTTTCGCCACTTACTTTACTAATAGCTACCCCAAGTCCCTTGGCTGGGTCTGTACCGGGTGACAAGACGATGACTCCATTATCAGATAGGAAGAATGTTTGTGGCCCAGACTGTGCAATTGATTTACGTGCCACACAACCATGCTGACGGGTAATCTCGTAAGTATTTGCTGCGGAGGTTGTCGCAATGTTATTTATCATGTGAATGCTATTACGCATAAACACGATTAACTGATCTTCTTGGTATGGATAAAAGCCTACAAGAAAATCTGCACTTCCTTTATTGATTCTGAATTGTGATTCAGCAGCGTAGTAATTATCTGTGTCCAACAAGTCAGACATAATAATAGAATAGTTACTATCTGTGGGTTGTGGTATGATTAAGCGATTCCTAAAGAATACACCATAATCTGTGTTCGGACATTGTATGCGTCCAGCACCTGGGCTTCCATTTGCTTTAACCACAAAGTCATTGCTTACATCTCCATCCCATTCAAGTGGTGTTTTATTCTTACCACGAAACAAGATGAGTTTTTCCAATGCCTGCACGAAGCTCGCGCCATCTGCCGTGGCCACAACTTCACTGCCTGGATAATCAATATCTATGCCTGAGTTATTTGCATCATTCCAAAGGATTACTTTATCCTTGGTTGCAACTACCACATATTCATTTCCTGTTGCAGGATCGGAGTAAAGTGTGGATGCAAATACCATCTCATTCGTGCCATTGTAGCTAAGTGTAACTGCTCCTGCCAAGAAATCTATGATCTCCTTCTGTAAGAACTTGGTCATCGAGTCTGCCTGTTGTACGATACCTTGCCATTCACTTCTTCTTGATTTCTAGGTAGAGTTTTCTACCCATGTAAATAATGGTGATGACACCTGCGATGCATCCAAATAAATCATCTAGATGTGACAGACCAAAGGTGGCAACTGTACCACTCATGCCAAGAATTGCAGTGCGGTCTATCATTAGAAAAGCCAATCTAATATGATAATGCCAACGACTAGTCCGGCTAATATGGTTATCATTTGAGCTTTTTTCGACATATCCAGAAACTTGTCTCTTAGTATTTCTAAATTTCTCATGTGCTTTTGGAAGGAGGTTTTACGGGGAATGGTGCGCGAGTTTGATGTTTGATCGCTTCTGTTTGTGAGCATTGACGGGCAGTTCTTTTCGCCACGAATATGGGAATGGCAAGGTAGCCACCGAGTAATACTGCCGCTCCGATCAGAATCTTTTTTATGTAGGATGTGAATGCATCGAAGCCTGACTTGTGGCTCTCCATGCCCTTTGCCACTAACTCACTCACATCTCCGTGTGTAAGTAAATCAAGCTTTTCTTCTGCTTCTATGAGGGCATCTTTGTTCTTTAATGCCTCACCAGCTAGTACGCCAGCACCAGCACCTAATGCCGCAGTACCTGGGCCACCTAGACTACCTACCCCACCACCAGCTATACCGCCAAGTGTTGGGTAAACAGAGCGCATCGAGCAACCTGTGAGGCATATCGCCAATAATAGTATGGCGGTGTAAATCATTCGGGTTCGTCACTTGTCCACTCGTCCGTCGCTAGGATCGCAAGTATCTCGGAGTGTGTGTACTCGGTCTTGCCACTAAGGAAGGAGGGTTGTGTGCCTCTGTATTTAACAAGAGTTTTTGATCCATCCAAGGAGTAGTGTAGGTGACTTTCGTTGCCTTCTAAAACTTGATTGAAGTCAATTGAAGCCACATCGTCTTTTGAAATGATTGTGTATTTTCTAGGTATCATAATTATTATGGTGCGTCATTTATGTATTCAGGTGAACCACCAGTAACTGTTGCATTGCCTGTGCCTGAACCTAAGTTAACAACTGTGCCTATAACATTACCACTAGCAGGTGATCCTCCACCACTACTCGTGTCACTAGCTCCATCCCCCATTCGCCAATAGCCTATTAAATCGCTAGAAGAATTGTAATTACCTTGATTGATTGTTAAGTCGATTGGGTTTCCGACATTGTAAATTTGAACTACATTTGGAGCATCTAAAGCACTAGAGAAAATAGAAACTTCATCGAGCTTACCATTTAAAGGTGAGACACCAGCACTAGAGTGGTTGCCTAATTTAGTAGACACCGTATTGCTAACCAAAGAAGTAGTGGAACTTGTTCCGATTAAATTACCATCTATGTAACCTTTAACATTAGAATTATCGTGTGTCACACAAACATGATACCAATCAGTCGTACTAGTAAAACCTGAACCAAAAGTGTGACCACCTGTTCCGTAGAAACTAAACGATCCATTATTTAATACTACGCTATAGCCATTAGTTGATACAGTATGTCTTTGAACCAAAGTGCTAAATAATGAACTATTTGCCAACTTCACCCAGCAACTTATTGTTAATCCTCCTGTCGGCATGAGCGTTGTAGATGTACCGCAATCAAGTTTGTCAGTTGCTCCATCAAAAACAGCAGAGAGAGTATTGTTTACTGGTGTAACTGTGCCACTGTCATAGTCATATATGTTCCAATTCGTTCCGTCTGAAACCTCAATCGCTTTGGTGTCCGTGTTAAAAATGCAAAGACCAATCGAATGTGCGGGTCTTGTTGCTGTTGTGTAATTATTTAATGTACTCATATTAAGCTACGCTATCTCGGTTGTAAATCCACCATCTAGTGTTATCCCACACATACAACTTATTAGTATCTTTAGCGTGGACTATGGTGTACTGCGGTGCGTCTGTATAGGGGGTAAAATCAACCTCCTTATCAAATACTTGGATGGTTGGAAATGTTAATGTGTCATCAAAAGGAATCCTTGTAGGACTACCTACTACCCCTAGATTAAATGTAGGAAGAACGAACATTCTTAGGAAGCAGTATCTCCAGCAAGAATGTAGGTGTCGGTAGCGTAAGCTACTATACTAGCTACTCCGTACTGAGCGTTGATCTTGGTGTGTGATTGTCTATTGTTAATCGTGGTAGCTCCTGAGTCGTTATCAAAGCTTACTTGACCTGCTCCCTTCTGTACAAAGCTGCAATTAAAACCTGCTCCTAAACCACTTGGTACTGTGACAGTTACAGCAGAAGCATTGTCTAACACAACTACTTTACCGTTGTCTCCAGCTAATAAAGTGTATGCAGTTCCTGTTTGATCGTTTATACTAGCATCAAATCCAAGGATGGCAGTGCCTCCGAAATCTCCATCGGTTAGATCACCCGCATCAACTGTAACTGTACCCGTTCGGCCAGCAACTGATTGAACAGGGGCAGCGGCTACTAGGTTGGCAACTGTTACTTTTTTTGTAGTTGCAGTTCCGCTAACATCCACGATGGGTAAAACATCATCTGTTGCAGGTGTTGCCCCTAACGCTGGTAATGCGGTTATCTTTTTATTCATTTTCTAATTGGGTTAAAATTCAAATTCTAAAAAAAATCCATCCTCGGTTCGCAAAAATGCACCTGCCTGTGTAAGCAGTACAAGGTTCGGCACAGATGGAGTTCCACTTCCTGTGCCAGCGCGTCCTACGCTAAGATTAAGATCGAGTGTAAGTGCCATTAAATGTTGTACGCTATAACTGCACCACTTGTAAGTGTTATGGAACTTATGTTTCCATAGATGGCAGTATTTGCAGATAGAGTAGTTCCATCCTGTGCGTTGGTTATGTCTGACAAGTTTTCTATGTTACTTGTAATACTCGCAATGACTGTGTCTTCTGTTGCAAGAACTGCAAAGAATTTACCTGCGTGCGCAGCAGTATCATTGATGTACTCGCCCCCGTTTAAACCTAAACCTCTGTATTCTGATGCCATAATGTTTGTTCCTTTTATGCCGAGCTAACGGCAGTTGTTCCGTAAGTAATAAATTCAACTGGTTGAGTCTGTCCTTCTTGTCTTTCGAGTTTGTCTAACTCGCTTTGTAAAATTGCTTCCGCCTGTTGATAGATAACGTTTGCCTTGTCTTGCTGGCCGTCAGCGGAAAGCCAATCGCCCTGTGCGCCTATTACTGCGTACTCGCTAAAGATGTAGGGAAATACTGTTGAGTCGCTTGCGTAGTCTGGAAAGCCTGCCCGGTAGTGTACCCATACAGGTGCATTACTTGCTCGGTCTGGTAGAATTGCTTCTCCGTAATCTGTACTACCACTTGCGTCTGATATATTCCTAAATGCTAAAGTGTGTGTACTTCCACTTCCATAAGGATCATTCTCAGTTACCCGGAATATCTCACTAATGGTTGTTCCAAAATCGATGTAGGATAACATGCTTGCAGTTGCAGTTGCTCCACTCCCTGCACCACCTGTAAAACTTACTGTGGGTGTGCCTGTGAAAGCCGTGCCATTGTTGGTCACTGCAACTCCATTTACTTCTCCATCTGCATTAATAGTGGCAGTTGCTGCTGCTGAGTTTCCTCCTCCACCTGCAAAAACTACTGTCGGTGCAGATGTATAACTTGCTCCTCCATTACCTACTTGTACGCTTCGTACTCGAAGGTCTGGTATTACTTGTGAGATGACCGAGTTGAATGGCCATGCAGTACGATCCCAGGCTAACTTACCAAATCGATTAAAGCTGCGTACGGCAGCAGTTGTTTCAGCAGTAAGAAAAGAATCCACGCCAACCATACTTACTAGGTTGGACAACATGGTGCTTACTGCTATTTTCCTCATGCGAAGCTTGGTTCGTTAAAGCCTCCAGATACGAAGGTCTTCTTGGTAAATGATTTTGCTTTGAGATGTGGGTTGTCACGAAAGAACTCATTAGTGAATTGCTTATCGCCCCAACATCCTTGCTTGTCTTGATGCCAGCGAAAGTATTCGCGTGCAGGTATTGTACCTTTTAACTGACCTAGTCCCTCGACTTGTCCACCTTCTCCATTCTCTTTACCACACTCTAACTCACGCTTTTTTGCCTCGTACTTTTCGAGGTCTACTTCGTAACGCAAGTGCTTGTCTAAGTTCTTCATAAACTGAGAACCATTGCCTTGAGATGGTTGCCACTTTGGTATGAATATTTCTGCCATAATAAATTGATGTGGAAAAGGGAGTGACCCACTTTGTGGCCACTCCCCAAATCCTAATTGCAATTAAGCAAATTGACCGAGGTCAACGATACGTAATCCGATAACAATTTTACCAGCAGTTGCGGATGCAATCGCTGCGTCTGTTACTTCCAAGATAATAGAAG